AGGCGCCTAAATGACGCCGATCCCACCTCTGCGACTGAAGAATGGGATGACACTATTAATCGTGTCCTCACTGCTTCTGATAAGCAACTTAATGTCGGCTTTACGCTAGAAGAAAAAGAGCGTATGCGGGGCTATATGCACTCGCTAAAGGGCACTGTTGCAGGGCGATTTCTTTGGCAACTTGGCACCCGCACAGTGAAGGATTTGGGCCTACCCTCCCTGCAAAACTGCGCCTTCACTGTTGTTGACCAACCCGTGCGCCCATTCACATGGGCCATGGATATGCTGATGCTCGGCAGTGGTGTGGGCTACAACATTCAACGTGAGAATGTTAATAAGTTGCCGAAGGTAAAGCGTGGCTTCAAGGCCCCTACACGAAATGATGGTGCTAGTGCTGACTTCATTGTGCCTGATACCCGCGAAGGGTGGGTAAAGCTACTGGGTAAGACGCTAAAAGCGGCATTCCTAGCCGAGCGTAAGGAAGACCGTACCTTTACCTACAGCCCGCAACTCATCCGTGGTAAGGGCGCTCCCATCCGTGGGTTTGGCGGTGTTGCTAGTGGTCCTGAGATTCTATGTGATGGCATTGCACAAATCTCTGATATTCTGGAAAAACGTAGTGGCAAGAACGTGCGTCCAATTGACTGCCTTGACATTATGAACATCATTGGTTCTATTGTTGTAGCAGGTAATGTGCGCCGATCAGCACAAATTGCCATTGGGGACTGTGACGACATTGAGTATTTGCTCGCAAAGCGGTGGGATATGGGTAACATTCCCTCCTGGCGTGCCATGTCCAACAACAGCGTTGTATGCAATGACGTTGCAGATTTGCACGAGTTGTTTTGGGACGGCTATCTTGGAAAGGGTGAGCCCTATGGCCTCATTAACCTGAACCTCTCTCGTAAGGTTGGTCGTCTAGGTGAAACTGAGTACCCTGATCCGCTTGTGCAAGGCTATAACCCGTTGACAGTAGCGGCCTGATAGTGTAAACTATCTGGAAAACTTATCTAAAAACAGGGGAACTCTCTACAGAGACAATCCTGTGCCAATCCGATATGGAAGGTGCAACGACTATGAGCAAAGAACTGAGTAAACGTCTGTATTATTTTTCCACCTTTGACGGCGGTTTATACGTCACTGGTAAATGTGTCAACGCCCGATTCATTATGAATATGCGTAAAGACAACATTGATTACGTGGAGAAGGTTAAGCAGACATTGGAAGAAGCTGACATTGGTGCACGCATTGCTGACAGGAAGGACTACAACACAGACGGGTGTGCCCGGTCTGAACAAGTCCGCCTTGAGTCGAAGGCGCACCCTAAGTTAACTACAATTTGGGAACGTGTGTATCTGGATGGTCGTAAAGTAATCGATCCCCATATGCTAACGTTGTTGGATGCAGAAGCACTCGCTATTATCTTCATGGCAGACGGTGGACGATATGTGGATAAACGATGCAATGCAACACCAAGCTACAATCTCCACACTAAGGGATTCAGCTACGGTGACAACTGGTTGTTAAAGAAGGCCATCAAGGAAAAACTTGACTTGGAATTCAACATCTACCGCCATGGTAAATATTGGTACTTGTCGCTTCGTGCGAAAGACAGTGCTAAGTTTGAAGAAATTGTAAGTCCTTATGTCCTTCCAAGTTTCAGTTATAAGCTCGGACGATAAGCCCTAAGAAAACTTAGGTGGTGATATAGTCTGTTCTATGGGGCAACTCATAGAGGTGTGCAGAAATGACACATCCCCTCGTAAGAGGAGTAACAATAAAGGCGCTGAACAATCCCTAGAGCCCTATGAGACTTGCTGCCTCGCTGAGATTTTCCTGCCTAACATTACTAGTAAGGCAGAGCTTAGTGATGTAGCACAGCTTCTCTACCGCATTAACAAGCACTCTCTAGCCCTACCGTGCCATCTAAAAGAAACGGAAGCTGTAGTGCATAAGAATATGCGTATGGGTATTGGTATCACGGGCTATCTACAAGCTACAAAAGAGCAAAAGAGTTGGTTGGGTGATGTGTATAAGGAGCTTCGTACCTTTGACGAAGAATATAGTGCAAAGCATGGTTGGCCCAAGTCGGTCAAGCTGACTACCGTCAAGCCTAGCGGTACGCTATCTCTTCTTCCTGGCGTTACTCCGGGGTGCCACCCCGGCTATGCACAGCACATGATTCGGCGTATCAGAGTAGCATCTAATCACCCACTTGTTGACACCATTAAGGAGCATGGGTATAATGTTGCGTTTCAAGAAAACTTTGATGGTAGCCCTGACTACTCTACTGTTGTCGCTGAGTTCCCGTTTTCTTATCCAGCCAACACAGTGGTGGCTAAAGAAATGTCAGCGATACAGCAGTTGGAAGTAGTGCGGGAGTTGCAGCAAAATTGGAGTGATAACAGTGTTAGCTGCACTATCTATTACAAAAAGGAGGAACTACCTGCCATTAAGGAGTATTTGACAACCCATTATGCAACAGGACATAAGAGTTTGTCTTTCCTGCTGCACAGTGACCATGGATTTAAGCAAGCTCCGTTTGAGGAGATTAGCAAGGAAAAGCACGACGAAATGGTTACAAGTACACGCCTTATTACAGGCATTTCTTTCGGAGTCGAAGATGACGCAACTGACTGTGAATCGGGCGTTTGTCCAGTGCGATGACTATTGGTATGACATGGGGCAAGTGCCCTCAATGGGCACAGCTTATGCTATTAGCGGGGACAGGCACATTTATGAGGAAATTGTAGATGTGGATGGCAAGCCCCTTACTAATAACCAACCCAAACCCATTGGGTTTATTTGGAACTAGGCAAGAATGCGAGGAAACCCTTGAAAATTCAATCTCTAATTGAGCGTGACGGCGGTGGTGCAGACCTTGTAATTACTGACGTCACCCCTTATGAAGTGCAACTTCTCATGGAGAAGGGGTTTGTTACCCTCCTAGAAGAGTATGCAAAAGACTTGGAAAACAGTAAGAAAGTGCCTACGCTTCTACGAAAGGATGCGCTGTGAAAGTAGTGAAGGTTCAAAAGAAGAATGGTCGTGTGGACACCTATTGGGCCACCATTGAATATACCAAGGAGGAGTTGGAAGAGCAGTTTCCTTCCATCGACTATAACCAATCCACTGGGGACGAAGGGTGGGAAAAGTGGGACGCAGTTCTTAAGGCAAGCAAGCGTTTCTTCCCCACCTCAGTACCTGAGGCGCACCACGACACTAAAATTACATTCTAATGGGACAAGAAGCTAGTCGCCAAGTGGGTGGCGACCACTACGAAAGGTGTTCTATTCAACCCTGGCAAGTCATTACTAGTAATGGCCTTGACTACTTTGAAGGAACAATGTTGAAGTATTTGCTACGCCACCGCAACAAGAATGGTAAAGAGGATTTGCTAAAGTTGCAACACTTCCTCTCTTACACCATTGAACACTACGATAATTTGTATAGGAAGGAAAGTTAATATGTACACTGTGACACGTAAGAATGGTAGTTTCCCCGGTGGCAAGCGCACTCTGCGCTTCTTCAGCTATGACGAAATGCGGGCATTTCTACGCAGCTATTTCCGCAAAATGACTGGGCAGGATTTTAAGCGTAGTACGCACCCTAGCCTCTCCTACATCCTGTTGTGTTTTCCTCTCACCATTAAGAAGAATGTTTGAATGGCAAGGAGTGGTAGTGAGGCTTAACAAAGCTGATGCTGCCGTTGTTCTAAAGAGTGTGTTAGAAGTGCAAAGTAATCCTGCTATGACATACTTCTACACAGATGGTAAGAATCGCATTCGGTGTGATAGCACTAGTGCCCCTGCACTAGCCAAAGCACTAACCGCATACATTGCAAAGGAAATTTGAATGTTTCTACTAAAGATTGAAGGTGACTTTCGTACCACCTATTATGAGTACGACAATGAGAAGCAAGTATTGGAGCATGCCCGCAAGGTTGCACGAGAGGGCATTGAATGCACCCTGCTGAAGCCGTACAAGAGGTTTGAGGTGCCTAAGTCTCAGGTGCAAGAGGTAGACATCTAAATAACAAAGGGGGCCTAGAGCCCCCTTCTTCATTCTTGTGCCTATCCCCTACACCTTCTTCTGAAACTTCCCTATAATGGCTTGTGCAAAGTCCCCCATGTGGGGGGCTGCAAAGTAGAAGGCTAGGATGAGCATGACAGGACCGTTCATTTGATCGGCCGTTTTAATTTGTATCTCTGCCAGCTTGGTTAGGTTGGCAGCTTGGCTAGTCCAGAAGACAGCCAAAGACGATGCAGCAGTCGCAACGACATACTGCAAGAGCCACACGCCAGTGATGGCTAGTGAGATAAGGCGCCTAGCAAGGTTCTGCCCCTGAGTGGCTTGCATCCACTCAACAAGCATGCCACGGGCAGCAGCCCGCTCCTTAGAGGCTTCGGCAGCCTTCTCCT